TACTTGTCTGTTGGTTTACAAGAAATTAACACTAGACAATCTGCTCCACAACATATAGCAGATAATGAATACAGGATTATATAATATGGGATCATTATTTTCACCAAAAATGCCGCCACTACCACCAGTACAACCTTTGCCGACACCGCCATCAACTGAAGTGTCTGCAGAAGAGAAAGCAAGAATTGCAGCGGAACAAGCAAAGATAGAAAGAAAAAGAAAAGGTAGAAAGTCAACTATCTTAACTGGACCTTTAGGTATTGAAGAAGAGCCTGAAACAGAAAAGAAAACTTTACTAGGATCATAATATGGGATCAAATGGAGCAATGATTGGAAAATTAAAACGACCAGATGTAGATTATAGTAAAAAAAATGTAACTCTTAAAACTAAAGACGGACAAAGTTTTAGAATAGGTCCATCAATTATTAGAGATAAACCTGAACAATTAACAGCTGCTAGAAAAACTTTTGTAGCAAAAACAGGTGGTAAATTAAAAGATGTTAAAACAACAGGTTTGTATAAAAAAATGACAACAACTGAAAAAAATAAATATAAAAAATTAAATCCTAAAGAATTTGAAGTAGGTTATAAATTAGGTAAAAAAAGTATTTTAGGAACATAACATGGGAGGAAGTCCAGCAAGAGCAGTTAAAAGATTTATTACTACACCGAAACCCCCTGCACCTATAGCAGCATCACCTACTACAGCAGAAGTTTCTCAAGCAACAGCAACTAGCATGGATGGATATGATTCAAGAAAAACAAAAGCTAAAGGTAGATCAATGACAATTATAACAGGACCTAAAGGTATAGAAGATCAAACAGTTACTTTAGGTAGAAAAAGTTTACTAGGAAAATAATGGCAAAAACAGATTTAACAAAAAAATTATTATCACGTTTCGATAGACTAGCAGGTCAAAGACAAAACTGGGAAACGCATTGGCAAGAAGTAGCGGACTACATGATGCCAAGAAAATCAGACGTTACAAAAAAAAGAAGTCGTGGCGATAAAAGAATGGAACTTATCTTTGATAGTTCCCCTTTACAATCTTTAGAATTATTAGCAGCATCATTACATGGTATGCTTACAAACCCATCAACACCTTGGTTTACCTTAAGATTTAAACAAGAGAATATAGATAACGAAGATGAAGCTAAACTTTGGTTAGAGTCTGCAACTGATGCAATGTACACAGCATTTAATAGATCAAACTTTCAACAAGAAATATTTGAATTGTATCATGACCTTATTACCTTTGGTACAGCAGCAATGTTTATTGAAGAAGATGATGAAGATTTTATAAAATTTTCTACAAGACATATTGATGAAGTTTATATTGCGGAAAATGATAAAGGTAGAATAGATACCATCTATAGAAAATTTAAACTATCAGCACGAGCTATTGTACAAAAGTTTGGTGCTTCTGTATCACAAGATATTTTAGTTATGGAAAAGAAAGACCCATACAAAGAAATAGAAATTGTACACGCAGTTTATCCAAGATCAGATTTTAATCCTAACAAAAAAGATAAAAAGAATATGCCATTCGAATCGGTATACATGGAATATAAAAATGGAAATGAATTATCTGTATCAGGTTATAAAGAGTTTCCGTTTGTTGTACCTAGATACCTAAAGGCTTCACATGAAATTTATGGAAGATCACCTGCAATGACAGCATTGCCAGATGTTAAGATGCTAAATGAAATGGCAAAGACAACAATCAAAGCTGCACAGAAACAAGTAGACCCACCACTATTAGTTCCTGATGATGGTTTTTTATTACCAGTTAGAACTGTACCAGGTGGATTAAATTTTTATAGATCAGGTACAAGAGATAGAATTGAACCTTTAAACATTGGTGCAAACAATCCTCTAGGTTTAAATATGGAACAGCAAAGAAGAGATAGTATTAGAGGTGTGTTCTACGTTAATCAACTTATGATGCAACAAGGACCACAAATGACCGCAACAGAAGTTATTCAACGTAATGAAGAGAAGATGAGATTGTTAGGACCAGTCTTAGGCAGATTACAATCTGAATTATTAAAACCATTAATTGATAGAGTATTTAATATTCTATTAAGAAACAATCAATTACCCCCAGCACCTGAATTTTTATCAGGTCAGGATATAGAAATTGAATACGTTTCACCATTAGCTAAAGCACAGAAATCCACAGAGTTACAATCTATTATGAGAGCTATTGAAATTCTAGGATCACTTGCTAATGTAGCTCCTGTATTTGATTATGTTAATTTTGATAATCTTGTAAAACATTTAGCTGATATAGTTGGTGTGCCACAGAAGATATTAAAATCACAAAGTCAAGTTAATGCAGAACGACAACAAGCACAACAACAACAACAGGAGCAAATGCAGATGCAACAATTACAACAGGTAGCAAAAGCAGGAGGAGATATAGCTCCACTAGCAAAAGCCTTACCTGAAGAAGCCAAAGCTGTTGCAAATGCTGATATAGAATAATGGGTCAAGCAAAAGACAAAGAAAAAAATTTTGAAAAGTATGTTCAAGATTTAAAAAAAAACTACCAATACATATTCAATACAGACGAAGGCAAACAAGTTATGTCTGATTTAGAAAAAAGATGCCACCATCATACGACTACCAATGTAAAAGGTGATAGTCATGAGAGTGCGTACATGGAAGGACAACGTAGCATCCTTCTATTTATAAAAGCAATGCTACAAAATGATAATGAAAAAGGAAAATAAAAATGTCAGAACAAACACAGATAACGGAGAAAACAACTCCGCCTGTAGAGACGACAACAACGCCTACAGAAACTAAACCTGTCGAAGCAGCAATAACGCCTTCTACAGAACCAACACCACAACCGACTAAATCTTGGAAAGAAGCAATTTCTGAAGAGTTTAGAAACGATCCAAACATAGAAAAGTTTACAGAGATAGATGCACTTGCAAAGTCATATATCAATGCAACTAAAATGATTGGACAAGATAAAGTTGCTGTGCCTAACAAAAACTCAACAGAAGATCAATGGAACGAAGTATTTGAAAAACTAGGTAGACCTGAGTCTGCAGATAAATATACTTTAAATGTTAAATCAGATGTTGTGCCTATAGAAGATACTGCAATCAAACAGTTTGCAGAAAATGCTCATAAGCTAGGTTTAAATAATAAACAAGCTCAAGGTATTTTAGAGTTCTATAAAACAAATATGGAAGGTGTAGCTCAACAAGCTAAAGTTGATACTGAAACTGCTCAAGCTCAATCTGAGCAACTATTAAGACAAGAGTGGGGTAGAGACTTTGAGCCTAATGTTAAAAAAGCTGGAGCATTAGCAAAAGCTAATATGAATCCAGAAATATTAGACATGACTTTATCTAATGGAACTAGACTTGGCGATCATCCTGAAGTAATAAAAGGTTTTGCAAAGATTGCTAACATGATGTCTGAAGATAAAATGGTTACTACAGAAAGCGAAAACGTAAGTAATGTAGGAGATATTGAGTCAGAAATATCTGAAATTACTAATAATCGTGAAGGACCTTATTGGAATAAACAACACCCTGACCATGATAAAATGGTACAGCAAGTTTATACATTAAGAGAAATGTTAAATAGCAAATAATTTTAATCCCTTGTATTTTTTGTTAAATTAATATAAGGGATTATTACTAGGACAATTCGTAAGAACCCTAATGACAACAGGAAAGACTGTGTTCTAACAGAACTAAAATGCAAGAATTGCCTGTCAATTTGACGGAGAACCTTTCTGTTTAACTTAACAATAACAATAAAATGGAGAGACAATTATGTCATCAAATATAACTACAGCTTTTGTACAGCAGTATTCTGCTAACGTACAAATGCTATCTCAACAAATGGGATCGTTATTAAGAGACAAAGTCAGACTTGAAAGTGTTGTAGGAAAAAATGCTTTCTTTGATCAGGTTGGCTCAGTAACTGCTATAGAAAAAACTAGCAGACATTCAGATACTCCGCAAATTGATACACCTCACGCTAGACGTAGAGTATCACTTGCAGATTATGAATTTGCTGATTTAATCGATCAACAAGACAAAGTAAGACTCTTAATCGATCCGACTTCATCTTATGCTCAAGCCGCTGCTATGGCAATGGGAAGAGCTATGGATGATGTGATCATAACTGCTGCACTAGGTACTGCGTATACTGGTGAGACAGGATCAACTAGCCAAGCTAATACGAATCAAATCGTACATGGTTCTGCTGGTTTAACTATTGCAAAATTAAGAACTGCAAAACAGACTCTTGATTTAGGTAATGTAGATCCTTCTATACCAAGACACATCATAGTATCTCCTAAGCAGATTACTGATCTATTAGGAACAACTGAGGTAACAAGTTCAGACTTCAACACAGTCAAAGCATTGGCTAATGGTGAAGTAAACTCATTCCTTGGTTTTAACTTTATTGTATCAAACAGACTTGCATTATCTAGCACAACTAGATCATGTATAGCTTTTGCACAAGATGGAATCGCACTTGCGGTTGGCAAAGATGTCAATGCAAGAATAGACGAAAGAAGCGACAAATCTTATGCCACTCAAGTGTACTACTGCATGAGCATCGGTGCTACTAGAATGGAAGAAGCGAAAGTTGTTGAAGTACAATGTACAGAATCATAATAGGAGGAAATAAATTATGGCAAACGTAAATACAGATATAGTTACGAATTTCGTAGCGACTCCGCCAGTAAAGAATGATTCCCAACAGTTACATGGTGCAAAAAGAATTGCACAGGGAACTATTGCTTTAGCGGCAGGAGATTTATCAGCGACTGACACAGTAATGTTAGCACCTGTACCAACTAATGCTAGTATTTCCTCAATCAAGTTGTTTAATGACGACTTAGATTCTGGATCAACAAATACTACAGACGTTGGATTATACACAACAGCTATTGCTGCGGTTGATGATGATGCTTATGCTTCTGCGATTACAAGCCTTAGAGCTGCTGTAACGACAGGAACTGAAGTAGCATTTGAAGCTAGAAACATCAATAAGATGGGTCAGAAAGTCTGGGAAGATGCTGGACAATCTTCTGATCCTGGTGGTTACTACTATGTCGGATTATTATTCGATGCAGCTGGCGGTACTGCTGGAACTTTAAATTGGAATATTAATTACGTAGTTAATTAATAAATAATTAAGATAGGGGAGAAATCCCCTATCTTTTAAATAGATTTTGGATTATAAATTATTATGGCATCAGTAGTAGACATTTGTAACGGAGCATTAAATCAATTAGGTGCAACAACTATTCTTTCACTTACGGAAGATTCAAAAAATGCAAGACTATGTAATGCTAGATATACGCAAGTAAGAGATTCACTTTTTAGATCACACCCTTGGAACTGCTTACAAAAAAGAATAGAGATTGCAGCAGACACAGATACACCTGCTTGGGGATTTAGTTTTCAATATACTTTACCCGCAGACTGTTTAAGATTATTAAGAATATTAGATTATGATTCTAATCATAAAGTAGAAGGTAGAAAGATTTTAAGTAATGCTTCTTCTATGAAAATTTTATATATAGCAAGAATTACAGACCCTAATGAATACGATGAATTATTAAGAGAAACTTTATCTGCAGCATTAGGAGCAGACATTGCTTATGGAGTTACATCTTCTAATCCTGTAACTCAAAATATGTATCAACTATTTCAAGATAAATTAAGAGATGCTAGGTTTGTAGATGCAACTGAAGGTCAAAATACTTCACCTGATCTCGGTATGACAGATGAAATAGAATCTAGTACCTTTATTAACTCAAGGTATTAACACATGGCACGAGTTGCAGCACAGCTGACCAACTTTACAGGTGGAGAGCTTTCACCACGTTTAGATGGTCGTAATGATTTAACCAAGTATTCATCAAGTTGTAAACGATTAGAAAATTTTATTGTTTATCCACATGGTGCAGCAGCAAGAAGATCAGGTACTACCTTTGTAGCTGAAGTAGCAAGTAGTGCTAACAAAACAAGATTAATCCCTTTTGAATTTTCTACAACTCAAACGTATATGCTTGAGTTTTCTAATCTTAAAATAAGAGTTTATAAAGATGATGGATCTGTTTTAGAAGGCGACAAAACTATTTCTGGAATCACTCAAGCTAATCCTGCTGTGGTAACAGCAACAAGTCATGGTTATGACAATGGTGATGAAGTTGTTATTACTGGTGTTTCAGGTATGACAGAAGTGAATGGTAAAAGATTTTTAGTTGCAGATAAAACAACGAATACATTTGAACTACAAGATAAAGATGCAGTAGATATAAATAGCACAGGATTTACTGCTTATAGTTCTGGTGGTGTATCTAATAAAGTTTTTGAAATTACAACACCTTACACAACTGCACAACTTTTTGATTTAAAATTTGCACAATCAGCAGACGTTATGTACATTACTCATCCTTCACACGAAGTAGAAAAATTATCTCGTACAGGTCATACGTCTTGGACATTAACAGATGTAGATTTTACTAAAGGACCAATGCAAGATGCTAACACAACCACAACAACTTTAAATCCTGGAGCTACAGCAATAGGAACTGGTGTATCATTAGCAGCTTCTGCAGTAGCTGGTATTAATAGTGGTAGTGGTTTTCTTTCTACAGACGTTGGTAGATTTGTTTTTATTCATGGTGGTTATGCAAAGATAACTGGAGTTACTGATACAACTAACGCAACTATTACAATTATTTCCACTTTAAGTGCTTCAACTGCTACAGCAGATTGGAGACTAGGAGCTTTTTCAGATACTACAGGACATCCTTCTTGTGTTACTTTTTTTGAACAACGATTAGTGTTTGCAGGAACAAGTGAACAACCACAAACTATTTTCTTTTCAAAGTCAGGTGATTATGAAAACATGGATGCTAACATTGGTGGTACTGTAGCCGATGACGATGCAATTATTTATACCATAGCTTCTAACCAAGTTAATGCAATTAGATTTATGACAGCTACAAGAACTTTAATTCTTGGTACAGCTGGTGGTGAGTTTACAGTATCAGGAGGTGGTACAGATAGTGCTATCACACCAACAAATATATTAATTAAAAAACAATCTAACCATGGTGCAGCTAATGTAGATTCTATTGCAGTAGGTAACGTAACTTTATTTCTTCAACGTGCTAAAAGAAAAGTTAGAGAACTAGCTTATAACTTTGATGTTGATGGTTACATTGCACCTGATATGACAATACTTGCAGAACATATTACTGAAGGTGGACTAACACAATTAGCTTATCAACAAGAACCTAATCAAATTATTTGGGGAGTTAGAAATGATGGTGAGCTTATAGGTTTAACTTATCAAAGAGAACAACAAGTTACAGCTTGGCACAGACATATTTTTGGTGGTCGATTTGGTAATGCTACAATTACAGTTACTGATTATGCAAACATAGCTGATGGTACAAGAATAGTTTTAACAAAAGCAGATGGAACAACGACAACTTTTACATCCGCTACATCTTCTACGACTGGTAAATTTCATACTACATCTAGTAACAACCAAACAGCAACCAATCTACAAACATTAATAAATGCTGATTCTGATTTTACAGCAACAGTTAGCAGTAATGTCGTTACCATTACAGAGACATCACCATTGTCTACAGGATTTTTAACTATTACATCTTTAGACGATGATGTTAGATTAGCAAAAACTGACGAAGGTAAAGCAGTATGTGAAAGTGTTTCAGTTATACCAACAGATGATTCTGAATATCAAACGTGGGTTATTGTTAAAAGAACAATCAATGGTGCTACAAGAAGGTTTGTAGAATTTATTAATAACTTTGACTTTACAATAACAGATAATACAACATTTAATTTTTTAGATAGTGCTTTAGCTTATAGCGGTTCAGCTGCTACAACTATTTCAGGTTTAGATCACCTTGAAGGACAAACAGTTTCTATATTAGCAGATGGTGCAACCCATCCTGATAAAACAGTATCAAGTGGTTCAGTTACATTAGATCGTTCAGCAACTAATGTTAAAATAGGTTTAGCTTACAAATCCATATTACAAACGATGAGACTAGATGCTGGTTCACAAAATGGTACATCACAAGGTAAGACAAAAAGAATATTTGAAATTACAATTAGATTATTTGAATCTATTGGTGTTGAGGTTGGAGAATCTTTAAGTAACATGGAAAGAATACCATTTAGAACATCATCTGATCCTATGGATGAAGGTATACCTGTGTTTACTGGGGATAAAGCTGTAGAATTTAGAGGTAATTACGATACTGATGGCTTTATCTTTGTTAGACAAACTCAACCTTTACCTTTAACAGTATTATCTTTATACCCAGAGTTACAAACCAATGACTAAAAATTTATTACAAATAGTTCCTTATATCTCAACTCATGGTAAGATCATTCTTGCTAATCAAATGAACCACGTTCTTATGGATAAAGATGCACAATATGATGGAGATGCTATGCAGTTAGAACAGAATGGTTTAGCTTATACTTGTATTATTAATAACGAACCTATTGCATCTGCAGGTATGAAAATCATTTGGGATGGTGTGGCAGAAGGTTGGGTGTTAGCGACAAGTAAAGTTTGGAATCACCCGCTAGTTATTGCCAGAGCTATTAAGAAAAATTTTGCAAGACTAGCAAAAGAAAATAATATAAAAAGAGTACAAACAGCTGTAAGAGCTGACTTTAAAATAGGTTTAAAGTTTGCTTCATGGCTTGGTTTACAAAACGAAGGATTGATGAAACATTATGGTTTTGATGGTTCAGATCACTTCAGATATGCGAGGATTTTTTAATGAGTTTTGTATTTGATATAGCAGCAGCACAACAAGCATCCGCACTTGGTAAATATAATCAAGCGATGATGAATCGTAATGCTAAAGTTAAAGAACAAGAAGCTCAAGCTATTAAACAACAAACAGAATTTGACATTGGTAAATTTGATCAATCGTATCAACAGTTAGTAGGACAAACAAAAGTAGCCGCAGCAGTATCAGGTGCAGAAAGATCAGGAAGTGTATTAAATGTTTTAAGATATAATGCTGAACAAGCAGAAACAGAAAAAGATGTTATAACTTATAACTCTCAAGTTGCACAATCACAAAAAATGGAAGAAGCTAACTTTGCTAGAATACAAGGTAACATTGCGAGACAACAAGCAAGAATTGCTGAACTAGGTTACTATGCTAAAGCTGGTGAAAGTTTACTTAGAATAGGAACTGCTGGATGAAGATACCTACGTTTACATCAAGAGCTAGATTAACTGGAGAAGCAGCTAGTGTAACTTCTAATATACAAATTGATCCTAGACAAAATATAGCAGCAGCTTTAAGACCAATAGGAAAAGCAGCTGAAGATTATTATGTAAAAGAAAAAGCTATTGAAACAAAAGTAAAAGCTGGTGAATTAAATGCAGACGCAACTGTAGAAATATTTAATGCTGCAGAACAAGCTGAATTAAAATCTACTCCTCAAGATGGTGTAGATTATTTTAATGAAAAATTTCAAACCATTAAACAAAAATATAAAGCACAAGCATCTAATAAAAATGTTGCTAATACTTTTGATATGCTTTTATCTCAAAATAAAAATGTATATGTTAATAATATTTTAAAAAAAACAAGAGACAATTTAGTTACAGCTCGAGTAGGACAAGTAGAACAACAAGTTGCATCTGATATATTAAATGCTGTATCTTCTGGTAATAAATTACAGTTTGATATTTTATCTGAATCTGCACTTACTAAATATAAAGGATTGGTAACAGATGGCATCATTGGTGAAGCAAATTACAATGAATACAGAAAGAATTTTCCAGCTCTTGTTGAAACTACAATGGCAAAACAAGCAGCACTTAAAAATGCTTTTGGAGTTTTATCCTCTTTAGATGACAATAAAAATTATCCAAATATTCAAGGAGAAGCTAGAAAAAAATTAAGATCAGAGTTGAGAGAGATAGCAGTTTTTCAAAATAAAGCAGTAGAATTTGCAACTAATAAACAATTATTAGAATCAAAAAGAAAAGTTGCAGACGCATTTAAAGGTGCAAATAATGGTTACATTGGAATAGACCCATCCCAACTTGTTAATTATTCTACAGGTAATCAAGAATACGATAATCAGATTAATAATTTGAATAATAAATTTTTAGATAAAAAAATTAGTTTAGATACAGATTATTTAGTTAATGATAAAATTATAAAAAAAATATTAAACAATGAAATTAAAAATTCATTTCAAACTTTTATGTTACCTGGAGAAACTGAAGCTAAAAGTATTACTGAAAGAATAGGTGATGGACAAATTAATTTAGATGATGATAATTTTTTTAGTAATGTTATAGAAGGACAAGCTGATCTTAAACTTAATAAATCTCATAAACAATTTTTTGAATTTATAGATAAGGTAGTTCCTTTAATTGAAGGTTCAGCAAGTTCTAAATATTTTGATGAGAACTATAATAATAGATTAAGTTTATTTAGACAAGATATGTTTACTAAATTTACTGAAGGTTTAAATAATAATATACCAGTAACTAAATTATTAGATTCATTATCAGATAATTATATTGGTAAAGACCTTTTAGACTACACTCCAACTCAATCATCTGTACGAAATGCTCTTTTAGACTATGCTGCAAAGCAAGAATTTAAACCTAAAGAAAATGAGCCTAAAAGATTAAAAGGTGAATCACATCAAAAATGGCTAACAAGATGGAGAGAATGGAACAAATCAAACTAGAAATAGAAGCTGCAAAACAAGCTGGGTTTTCTAATGAAGAAATTAAATCTTCTTATAGCGATGAAATAAACGCAGCAAAACAAAATGGTTTTAGCGATGATCAGATCAATGCCACTTATGGATTAAGAAAACCTGATCCAAAAATTGTACAAGAATATGTTTCTAAAATAACTAAAGATTATTTATCAGAGGAAATAGTTAGTCCTGAAGATGAAATGTTATATCAATCAAGAATAAAACAAGCTAGTGAACCTTCTTTAAAAGAAAAACTTGTTGGACCAAAATTTGATGGAGATTATATTTCAGAACAAATACTAGGTACTAACTTATGGAATATAAGTAAGAGAGCAATAAAAGGAGAAGGAACTCCTGAAGCATTAAAAATGCCAAAACCTGAAGATTATACTTGGACAGAAGAATTTTTAACTACACTAGGAACACTAGCTCTTGATTCTCCTCTTTATGCTTTAAGTGCTGTACCTGGTGCTTTAACTGGAAGTGTTGTTGCTCCTGGTGCTGGTACAATAATAGGAGGAGGTTTTACGGCAGCAGCAATACCTACAACAACAAGAGAAACTTTATTAAAAGTTCTTGAAAATCAAGATGAAGGAAAACCATCTGATGTTATACAAATATTATTAGAAGAAACTTTAAAATCAGGAGCTAAAGAAGGTTTAAAATTTTCAGCATCTATGGCTTTACCTCTTTTAAGAGCTTACCCTGGTGCTGCACCTTTAGCTTCAAATTACTTTACAAGAACAGCTGCACAAATTACAGGCTATCAAGGAACAGGTTTACTGCTAGGTGAAGAGATGCCAGACATGAGAGAGTTTTCTTTAACCTCTGCTTTGTTTGCAGTCTTTAATCTTAGGTTGCCTAGCAAAATAGCAACAACAAAATCTAAAAAAATATTTATAGATTATGGTAAAAAACCTACTGATGTTGCATTAGACTCTTCAAAGAGCAGAACTTTAAGAGAAGATTTACTTTCTACTAATATGAAAATTATTAGAGACTATGAAAAAAAAGATATTATTGAAGTACCTGCAAAAGATATTATACCACCAAGTAAAAAAACAAAACCACCTTTTGAAGATCCTATTGTAAATAAAGCTGCAGAAAATATTTCTTTTGAAGGAATAAAAATTCCTATTACTATAGAGCAAATTAAAGAAACAATAAAACAGTCAGCTAAAACTTCAAAAAGAAAATTTATTATTAAAGCTATAGATCAAAAATATCCTGTATATGAAGCTCTTAAAGAAGCTAAAATTAATACTAAAACAGGATTAGAAAAATTAAATGTGTATGAACAATTAAGAATACAAGAAGGTATGCAGGGAAGATCAGCTCACTTTATAGAGTTTGGAACTCTTGATTTTAAAACATTAGCTGAAAATGGACCTTCATTAATGTCTATTGTTAAACCATTTGTAAAAGATAGTAGGACTGAAACAAAATTATTAAGCACTTATATAACTAACAGACACGCAGTAACTCTTGCTAAAAGAGGTAAAGACACTCCTTTTGATATTCCTAATGCAGAAATATTTTTAAAAAAATACAGCAAAGAAAAAGTTAAAGATCCAGATACAGGTAAGTTAATTACTTACGAAGAAGCTGCCAAAAAAATAGATACCTTTATACAAGATGGTGTTTTAAAATATGCTTTTGATGGTGGACTAATTACTAAAGAATCTTATAACGCATTTAGAGAAATTAATAAAAATTATGTACCTATGGCAGCAGAGTTGCCTAGACCTGGAGAATCTGGATTTATTAGAGAAGCTAGTAATCCATTTAAAAAATTAAAAGGTCAAAAAAAATATAAGATCATTGATCCTTTAGAAAGCATAGTTAAAAATACAGATTACATTGTAAGAATGACAGAACTTAACAAAACTAAAAATGATTTTATCAATACAATTATAGAAGCTCAAAAAAAAGACCCTGTATCTCTTGATTGGATTAAAAAAAAGAAAGCTACATTAAAACCAATTACAGTTCAAAGAAAAGAACTTGCGAAAATACTTGATAAAGAAACTCTTGATACTCTTTCTAATAAGGGTATTGAAGAGTTGTCTATATTTAGACAGGAAGCAGTTTATCCAGATGCTAATTCTATTTCTTTTAGAAATATAAAAACTGGTAAATATGAAGTGTGGGAAGTTGGACCAGATTTAGCAACTGCTTTTAGAGTTATGGATAATCCAAGTATGGGTTTTATAGCAAAATGGTTGACAGCACCAACTCGAACATTAAGAACAGGTGCAATCGTTACTCCTAATTTTGCCATACCAAACTTTATAAAAGATTCAATGAACGCAACTTTTTTATCTAAAATAGGTTGGATTCCTATTTTAGATTCCTTTAAAGGAATGTTTCATGTTATATTTAAAGACCCAAAAAGAGCAACACAAGCATATAAAAATTTTTTAAAAAGTGGAGGTGCACAGTCAACATTAAGATCGGTTGATAGAACAATGTTTGACACAGATGCTCACACAATACTAAATAAAGGTGTAATGAGAAATGAATATTCTACACCAATATTAGGACAATTTAGATATTTAACTGAAATTTCAGAAGAAGCAACTAGGGTTGGTATGCTTAATAAAGTTCTTAAAAAAGCAAAGAAACAAGGTTTATCAGAAAGAGATGCTTTAGAAAGAGCTGGATTTGAAGCAAGAGATTTACTTGATTATAAAAGACAAGGAACAACAGGTGCGATAGTTAATAAAGGTGTTCCATTTTTTACAGCAAGAATAAATGGTGCTGTAAAGGCTTGGGAAGCACAAAGAGATAGACCTAAAAAATTTTATTCTATGATTGGACTAGCTGTAGTATTGCCAACTTTTGGATTTTATATTTCTAATTTAGATAAAGATGGAGAACTAGATAAAGATTATAAAGAGTTACCAGACTATGTAAAAAATAATAAATATTATTTTAAGATAAATGGTGAAGGAAGATTTTTTCCAAAAGGATTTGAGGTTGGAACTTTTTTCTCTAACCTTACTGAAAAAGTTTTAGACTATATAAGAACAAATGAAAAACAAGAATTTATGAGTTATGTTGGAGATTTTTTAAAAGAACACGCAAAAGGATATACTCCTATTCCAACATTTATGAGACCACATTTAGAAAATTTATCAGACTATAGTATTTTTAGAGAAGCTCCAATACTTCCACCTGATGCACCTAAAGATATGCTTAATTCTGAATACTCTTCAATATATACAAATCCAACAATAAAAGAATTATCTAGAGCTTTAACCACTGTTGTAGGTGCAGATAATTATTTTAGTAATCCCATTTTTTTAGAAAATATATATGATTCTTATTTTGGTGGTGTTGGTGTAATAATTAAAGATGCTATTAATAAAATAGCTATAACAAGTGGGGTTATTGATGATCCTATTAAACCAACTGATCCACTATCCAAAATACCAGGTGTTAGAGTTTTTCAAGCTAAAGATGTTTATGGATACTCTCAATCTGTATCTAAATTTTATAAAAAAACAGAAAAATTAAAAACACAATTAAATACATTGGATTATTTAAAAAGAACAGGTAATATGGAAAGGTATCAAGAATTAAGAAAAAAAGCAGATTTTGATATAGAGGCAGTATTAGAAATTACCAAAGGAATGAGTGATGTATCAAAAGACATAAAGGTAATATACAATGCTAAAATGAAAGATGATGGTACACTTTTTACTTCTGATGAGAAAAAAGACATTATAGATGATTTAATGAGAGTTAGAATTGGTTTGGCTCAAAAAGGATTACAGATTATGAAAGAACTTGAACAAAACAAGGAATAGTATATAGGAATATAATATGACAATATCTTCAACAACAGTAAAAAATTCATATTCAGGTAATAGCTCAACTACAGCTTTTGCTTATAGCTTTAAAATATTTGCAGACACAGACCTACAAGTTATTATACGTTCCTCTACAGGAACAGAAACAACAAAGACTCTAACAACACACTATACAGTATCTGGTGCAGGAGATGCTTCAGGTGGAAATGTAACTTTCACATCTGGCAATACACCTGCTACTGGAGAAACTGTGGTTATTAGAAGAGCTGTCCCGCAAACTCAGGCTATAGATTATATAGCCAATGATCCATTCCCTGCGGAGACTCACGAAGAGGGTCTGGATCGTGCAACAATGACGATTCAACAAATGCAAGAAGCATTAGATCGTTCCTTTAAAGTTTCAAGAACAAACACAATTACTTCACCAGAGTTTACTGATGATGCTAGTACAAGAGCTAGTAAGACTTTAGGATTTGATAGTTCAGGTGATTTAACAACAGTAGCTGATTTTTTACCTGCAGGTGGAGATTCAGCAATGTTTCAATATTCAACAACAACAGCAGACGCTGATCCTGGAGCAGGAAAATTTAGATTAAACAATGCAACAATATCTAGTGCAACTGAAATGTACATAGATGATTTAGAATTTAATGGTACAGATGTTTCAGCATGGGTACAAAGCTGGGATGATGTTACAGGTAACGACACAAACAGAGGTCGAATAAGAATTTCAAAAGCTAACACACTAGATACTTGGATGGTATTCAAAGTAACTGGTTCAATTACAGATGCTTCTGGCTACAGTAAAATAACTTTATCTTACATTGATACTGCGGGTACATTTGCTGATGATGATAAAGTATTTATCTCATTTGTAGCAAGTGGAGAAGATGGTGCAATACCAGGATATTTCTATAAGTTTGATACAGGCACATCTGATGCAGACCCTGGTGCTGGAGAGATAGCATTTAATAATGGAACATACGCTTCAGCTACAGAAATTTATATTGATGATGCTGATGCTAATGGAGCTAGTACAGCAACAGATGTTCAAACTTGGGGATCATCAACATCTACTATTAAAGGATTTTTACACATTGTAGATATTAATGATAGTTCAACTTATGCCAGATTTAAAATTACAGCTGCAGTTACAGATGCTAGTGGCTACAATAAGATTACAGTTGCTCATCTTGCATCTAATAATACTTTTAGTGCTGCTGATGAATTATCAGTACACTTTACAAGAACAGGTTTAAAAGGAGACACAGGTTCAACTGGTTCTACTGGAAGCACAGGATCAACAGGTGCTACTGGAGCTGCTGGAACTAACTCACAACTATCTATGACATTTGAAAGCACAACAAGTGATGCTGATCCAGGTGCGGGTAAAATTGCTTTTAATCATGGTACACTATCAAGTGTATCAATTTTATATGTAGATGATGCAGATGATGCTAGTGCAGACATATCTGCATTTGTACAATCTTGGGATGATGTATCTAACACAGAAGCAAGAGGAATTGTAACTGTAACGAAAGAAGGCACACCATCTACTTACGCAACATTTAAAGTATCTGGTGCTGTTACTGATGCAACTGGTTATACTAAAGTTCCAGTAACTCATGTAGTAAGTGCAGGATCATTTTCAGATGATGATGGTGTTGGAGTACACTTTAGTTATTCTGGTGCTGATGGTGCAGGAACAAGTCTTTCAGGATCAACAAACAATACTGTTGCAACAGTTACAGGAGCTAATGCTCTTATTGGAGAAGCCAACTTAACATTTGATGGTACAAATTTATTGGTTGCAAGTACAGGTAAATTATATCTTAATGATGCAGGTGGAGAACACATAAGTGGTAATGGTTCTATATTAAGTATTGCTGGTGGAAATGAAATTGATTTAACAGCAACAGCGATTGATATTAATGGAACGTGTGATGTTAGTGGTGTATCTACTTTTGGTGCTGCCGCTAATGTAACTCAACAAGCAATTACATCATCTTCAAATGCTGTAGCTTGGGATGCAAGTGCTAAACCAAACGCAGTTCATGTTACAACAGAAAACACAACTTTCTCTGCACCAAGTAACGCAGTAGAAGGTGCTTTTATTTGTGTTGAAATTAATTATAATGGTTCACACACGATTGCTTGGAATACAGTATTTGAATTTGCTGCTTCAACTGCTCCTACTGCAACAAGTACAGATGGTAAAACAGATATATTAGTATTTAGATACAATGGTGCTGTGTGGCAAGAAGTAGGTAGAACATTAAATTTAAGTGAAAGTTAAAATATGTACGCATTAGTAGAAAATAATCAAATAACAAAATTAATTAACAATCCTAAATCTTTAATGATTGGCGATGTAAACTATCCAGCTAAAATATTTTCGGTATGGTCTCAATCAGAGTTGAATGCCATAGGTATTTATGAAGTAATAACTGATTCAACAAATAAAAAAGATGAGAAATGGTACATTAACACTAATGCATCATACACATTTGCAGACAATCAAGTAACAAGATCATGGGGAACTGCAACAGCTAAAGCTCATGCAGATACTTTATGGACAGCACAAGATGAAATAGATGGCAAAGGTACAGAAGGAGAAGTTAAATCAAGAGGATTAAAATATAATTTAATTAAAGATTTAAAAATAACAGTTGCTAATGAACTTGCTAAAACTGATTGGTATATAACTAGAAACACAGAAAAATCTACTGCTATACCATCTTCTATCTCTACTCATAGAGACGCAGTTAGAACTAAACAAGCAAGTATGGAAACACAAATATTAAATGCAAGTGATACACCAGCTTTAGAAACTTTATACAAATACACTAAAACAGATGGTGTTCAATCAAGACCATTAGGTGAGCTGCCAAGATTGGAGAGCTAATGATTGTTCTTGGAACTAACTCCATAAAAGATACAGGATTTGATGTAACTAACTCTGTTCGTTTTGAACAATCAGATGATCCTTATTTTCAAAAAAGTCCAACTGGAGATGGAAATCAAAGAACATTTACTTTTTCTGTTTGGTTAAAAATGGATTTGCACGCTAGTGGAGACACACATAAAATCTTTGATACTGGCACAGGTACAAATTATTTTACATTTTATGTTACAGAAGAACCTAAATTAGTTGTTAAAGGCAGAATAAGTGGCTCAACAGTATTTGAATTAATACCTACACAAGTATTTCGTGACCCTACGGCTTGGTTTCATCTGTATATTGCAGTAGATACAACACAAGGTACAGCATCTAACAGAGGTAAAATTTATATAAATGGTTCACAAGTTACTGACTTTGGAACAGCAACTTATCCATCACAAAACACAGATTTTGAAATTCAAAATGCTAGTTATCCTTTTAGACTTGGTGCTGATAAAAATTTAGGAGATGAACACTATGATGGATATATGGCAGAATATATGTTTGTTGATGGAGCGGTTCAAGCATTAAGTGATTTTGGAGAGTTTGATGAAGACTCGCCAACAATATGGAAACCAAAAGATATTTCAGCAATAGACGTTAATCCTGCAAACTCAAACGGAAATGGTTTTTATTTAGATTTTAAAGATAGTTCTAATTTAGGAAATGATGTTGGTGTTAATGCAGGAACAGATTTTTCTGAAAATAATATAGCCGCAACAGATCAGGCAACCGATACACCAACGAATAATTTTTGTACATTTAATCCTATTGCTAATGGTGGTGAAAATTTAACATTTTCAGAGGGTAATACAACTGTTTTTAATGGAGATAATACTTGGCGATCAGGTTTTTCTACATTTGCAGTAAATTCAGGTAAATGGTATTTTGAAGCAAAAAGAACAGGAAGTTCAGCAAATGCGTGGGTTGGAATTGTTGATACTTCGCAAGTAGATGGAACAGGTGTATATAAATTTAATAATAAAAGTAGAGGATATGGATATTCAGCATCAGGAGAAAAAGGTAATGGTTCAAGTGAATCAGCTTGGGGTGATGCTTATGCACAAAATGATATAGTTGGAATCGCTGTGGATTTTACAAATTCAAAAATTTATTTTTCAAAAAACGGAACTTGGCAAAATAGTGGAAATCCTGAAAGTGGTTCAACAGGTACAGGTTCAATGTATGATATAGCAAGTGGTTACGATTATTTTTTTGCAACAGCTTTATATTCTAGTTCTGCTGGATTTGCATTTAATTTTGGTTCTCCATCTTTTGCAATTTCATCAGGTAACGCAGATGCTGATGGATACGGAAATTTTGAGTATAGTGTGCCTTCGGGTTATTTTTCTTTAAACACAAAAAACTTAGCGGAGTATGGAGGTTAAATGGCAGCTTATACAACAATAGACGACCCATCAGCATATTTTAAAGTTCAGCTTTATACTGGTAATGGCTCAACAAATGTTATTACTTTTGATGATACTGATACCAATATGCAACCCGATGTTGTCTGGTTAAAAAACAGAAATAGCTCTGGACATGATCATTTTCTTTTTAACTCTGTTAATGGAGCAGAAAGATTTTTATCTCCAAATGATAATGGTGCTTTAGCGTCAGCAGATTCTAGTTATTTAACATCATTTAATAGTGATGGATTTACTTTAGGTTCTTCAGATGGAATGAATGAAAATACTATTACTTTTGTTTCGTGGAACTGGAAAGAATCGGCTACTGCTGGGTTTGATATTGTTACTTATACAGGTAATGGTGGAACACAAAATGTATCTCACTCATTGTCAGCAGTTCCTGAGTTAATTTTTACTAAACGCTTAGAAAGCGCTCAAGACTGGTTTGTTTTTACAACTGCAACAGGCGCTCAAAAAGCAGTATTTTTAAATTCAAATAGTGCAGAATCAAGCCAAGCTAATGCTTATGATGCCGCACCAACATCTTCTATAATTAATTATGGAAATGACAATGGGGTTAATGGAAGTTCAGAAACTTATACTGCTTTTTTATGGAGAAGTGTTCAGGGATTCTCTAAAATGGGAACGTATATTGGTAATAATAATGCGGATGGAGCCTATGTTCATCTCGGATTTCGACCCGCTTGGCTTATGATAAAAAGAACAGATGCTAGCAGTAGTGATTGGGTTATTATGGATAATAAAAGACTAGGTTATAATCCAGATTTTAGAATTAATTATGCTAATTTAGCTAATAATGAAGAAGCATATCCAGAAATAGATTGGCTTGCTAACGGATTTAAGTTAAGGGGAGCTGGTGCATTAACTAATGACCCAAATACATATTTTTATATGGCGTTTGCAGAATCTCCTTTTGTTAATTCTAAAGGTGTGCCAAACAACGCAAGATAAATATATTTATTAGTAAAATTATCTGTTAATAAATTAACATGAAGTTTATGTTAATTTTAAAGGTATGTTCTGTTGTACACTTGAATTGTTTGCCACCCATTCACGATAATTTTGTATTTAATTCTTGGTCAGAATGTGCTAGTGCAGGTTATCTACGATCTATACAAACAAATAATAGTATAGATAGTGATATGGTAAATAGAAATAAAATTGTTATTAACTTTGAGTGCGTAGAAGTTGATGAATCATAGGAGAATATTATGGATAATATGTTAAAAATATTTGTAGAACAAATAAAAAAAGTTTGGGAAAAAGTAAAAAGCTATGTCAAAAACAAAATTAAAAAAATCGTCTGCAACTGTAAGTGCCAAAAAACAGATTAGAGAATACGCAGAAAAAAATAATAGTATTCGTATCTCTTACCATGAGAAGGTATGTCAAGAACGTATGAAAACTTTATTTAAAGCGATTGACGAAATGCGTAAAGATATAAAAAGTTTACACTCTGATATGAATAAAGGAAAAGGGGTTATATCATTTTTTATTATTGTAGGTGGACTTATAGGAGCTGCGATTGGCTTCTTTAAATGGAATGGCTAAACGCAGACAAACAGCGTCAGTAGGATTATATAATGAACTTATTGCACAAGCTAAATTTGCTAAAGACCCTAACAAAATTGTCTTTGTACCAGCTATGGGTAAAGGACCAATAGATATGGTAGTATTAGATATAACCACAGGTAAGTATCAAGCCTATGATGTTAAGAGTGCTAATTATAGAAAATCAGAGTATACTCCTAAAGATACTTATAAAAGAAGAGCAGGTACACTAATAAATAGAGGATTGACAGACGAGCAAAAAAAATTAAAAGTCAAAATATATTATAACAAATGAAACTTACAGCTAACATAACTCTTGATGAGCTAACTAAGTCGCAGATTGCTGAACGAAAAGGCATTAACAATAATCCTAACCCACAACAAATAGAAAATTTAAAAGCATTAGCTGTTAATGTACTACAACCTATTCGTTCACACTTTGACAAACCTTTGATTATATCTAGTGGCTTTAGATGTGCAGAGCTATGCCTAGAAATAGGTAGCAGCATTAATAGTCAGCACGTAGCAGACGATGAAGCAGCTGCAGCTGATTTTGAAATACCAGGTGTAGATAACAGAGAACTTGCAAGATGGATTAGAAATAATCTTGAAGTAGATCAAGGTATATTAGAATTTTACAGAGATGGAGAACCAACATCAGGTTGGATTCATTGTAGTTATTCAGTTAATACAAATAGACAGCAATGGTTAAGAGCTTTCAGAGAAGAAAATAAAGTTCAATATAAACCATGGTTAGAATAATATGTGGTTAAATTTATTAGGCATGGGAGTAAAGACAGCTGCCAAACTATATCAAGACAAACAAAAAACTAAAGAAGCTCTGTCAGGAGCAAAACTTCTTCACGCAGAGAAGATGAGACGGGGGGAGATAGAATTTTCGGGTAAAGTATTCGAGCATCAGAAGGGAGACTGGAAAGATGAATTCGTGCTGATTGTTTTATCAACCCCCATCTTCATGTTAGCTTACTCTGTATTTACAGATGATCCAGAGATTGAAAGAAAGATGGATTTATTCTTTGAGAAACTACAATCAATGCCATGGTGGTTGGTTGGACTTTGGGTATCAGTCGTTGCGGCTATCTATGGTATCAAAGCAAGTGAAATCAAAAACTTTAGCAAATGACAACCAACGATTATGATCCTAGGTTAATTGATAAATATCAAGAGCCAAGACACTTAGTTCATTTTCAATGGGATAAATCTGATGATGTTTATCGTTATGCTTTAGTTGAAGTTATACATCCAAAAGATATAGACTCTAGGAATAAAGAAAAAAAAGATGAGAAAGGTTTAACACAGAAAGAAATATGGGAAAAAAAATATCAACATCTTATGTCCAACAATACAGTTCTAAAGTAAGTTTACTATCACAACAAACAGGTAAGTATGGCAAGAGTAAAGTTCGATCTACAAAAACCAAAGCACGAAAGAATACCAAAAAATACTAGCATTGGTAGACGACCAAAGATGTCATCTATGAACAAGCATAAGAAACGTACTTGGAAAGCCTACAACTCACAAGGACATTAATGAAACCTATAATGATAACCTTGCTATACCTCACCTTTGGTGGTGAAATAAAGCAAGATAGTTTTGAAATCTTTACAAGTTGTAGCTCTTGGTTTAAGACAAATATAACAGCTGTGGAAAAAAAGAAAAAGACATTTATGTCTAATCATTATTACCACACTTACAAAGGTAAAAAAGTTATAGGATATATTTGCGGAGGAGAAGAACCACAATGAAAAAGCCAAAAAGTAAATTAG